TGATCGTATTAATGTTCGTAGATTGTTCATTGTTTTAGAAAAAGCAATCGCAACCGCATCTAAGTTCCAATTGTTTGAATTCAATGATCCGTTTACAAGAGCACAATTTAGAAATCTTGTAGAACCATTCTTAAGAGATGTACAAGGTCGTCGTGGTATTACAGATTTCCGTGTAGTTTGCGATGAAACAAATAATACTGGAGAAATTATAGATCGTAACGAATTCGTTGCAGATATATTCATTAAGCCTGCAAGAGCAATTAATTTCATCCAGTTGAATTTCATAGCTACAAGAAGCGGCGTATCCTTCGAAGAAGTTGGCGCTTAATAGGAGCAAGAAGAAATGGCAATTCCATTTAATGTAGATAGATTCAAAGCTGAACTTACAAATGGCGGGGCACGTCCCAATCAATTTGCTGTTCAATTAACTTTTCCTAATTATGTTGTTGCTAGAGCAGCTGCAGTAAATAAGGCACCATTTTTGGTTACTACTGCAGAATTACCTGGACAATCAATAGGAGTTACTCCAGTTTATTATAGAGGTAGATTAATAAAAATGGCAGGGGATAGAGAATTTGCTCCATTCTCATGTACGGTAATTAACGATTCTGGATTCACCATTAGAACAGCAATGGAACAATGGATGAACGGAATCGAAAATTTAAGAAATAAAACCGGTGCATTACAGCCTTCGGTATATCAGACAGATATGTTTGTATCTCAGTTAGATCGTAACGGGGCGGTTCTAAAGCAATATAAATTATTAGGTGCGTTCCCAACAGACATTAGTGCGGTACCATTAGATTTCGGATCCAACGATCAAATTTCTAATTTCCAAGTATCGTTCCAATATCAGACTTTTGAGGCTACTAATACACCTGCAAGTCAGTTGGTTAATGCTATTACGTCTCTCGGCGGAATAGCGATTTAAATTATAAAATTATAAAGCGAATAAATTATGGCACTTAAACTATTTGGTTTTACTATTACTCGTGAAGACGAAGACGTAATAGACATGAAAAATCAGGGGTTTGCTACCCCTGTAGCAGATGATGGTGCAACACAAATAAACTCAACCGGGTTTCATGCCGGTGGTTATTTTGGTACTTATTTAGATATGGATGCTACGGCAAAATCCGAATCTGAATTAATTACCAGATACAGAGAAGCATCGTATTACCCAGATTGCTCTACAGCAATTGATGAAATTACAACTGAAGCAATTGCATCTTTGGATGATGAAGTTCCAGTAACTATACATCTAGATGAATTAGATATTCCTGACGACATTAAAGATAGCATTACCGAAGAATTCGAAAGAATTGTAGAATTGCTTCAATTTAATGATAAAGGCCACGACATGTTTAGGCGATGGTATGTCGATGGTAGATTGTATATGCAAAAGATTATTGATATGAAAAATCCTAAACGAGGGATTCAAGATATCATACAAATTGATCCGAGAAAAATTCGTAAAGTAAGAGAATTGAAGAAAGAAAAAGATGAAAAAACTGGAATTGATGTAATTAAATCTATTGATGAATATTTTGTATATAATGATAAGGGTATAAATTATAGTCCAAATTATTCCTTTTCTTCTACAGCAAGTCAAGGAATAAAAATAACTGCAGATACGATTGCTTTCGTGCCATCGGGTCTAATGGATTTAGAAAAGAATGTAGTACTGGGACATTTGCATAAAGCAATTAAACCGGTAAATATGTTAAAGATGATGGAAGATGCTTTAGTAATCTATAGATTAGCTAGAGCCCCTGAAAGAAGAATATTCTATATTGATGTGGGTAATCTTCCAAAAATTAAAGCTGAGCAATATCTGAAAGATATTATGGCTCGCTACAGAAACAAAATTGTTTACGATTCTAACTCAGGTGAGATTAGAGACGATAGAAAATTTATGTCATTGCTTGAAGATTTTTGGTTGCCTCGTAGAGAAGGTGGCAAAGGTACAGAAATTACAACTTTACCAGGTGGAGAAAATTTAGGTCAAATTGAAGATATAAATTATTTTCAGACCAAGTTATATCAAGCATTGAATGTACCGTTATCTAGAATGCAGGCTCAGCAAGGCATTTCGTTTGGCAGAGCTACGGAAATTACCAGAGACGAATTAAAGTTTTCCAAGTTTGTTTCGAGATTGCGCAAAAAGTTTAATGTGTTATTTGCAGATTTGCTGAAAACACAATTGTTATTAAAAGGTGTCCTAACCGACAAAGACTGGGATCAGATTAAAGAAAAGATTCAATATAAATATGCGCAGGATCAGTACTTCGAAGAAATGAAGAGTGCTGAAAACTATAGGAATAGAATTGATTTATTAAATCAAATTCAGCCATATATAGGAACTTATTTTAGTCAAAAATTTGTTATGAAAGATATCTTACGGTTTACAGATAAAGATATTGTAATAATGAAAGAACAAATGGAAAGTGAACCGCAACCGCAACCAATGGGTATGCAGGGTCAACCGCAACAACCTCAGGATCAGTCTCAGGGGCAACCCCAAGGACAACCTGACGGCGGACAACAACAGTAAGGAGTAATTATGGAAAATAATGCAGTTAGAGATATGGTAAATAATATTTTGGCAGGCAAAGAAGCCGATGCTATGAATGACTTTAATACTGCAGTTGCTGAAAAATTAACTGACGCTTTAGATTTAAGAAAGCAGGAAGTTGCCGCAGAATTAGGCGAAGCTGATAAATCTATGACTCAAAAAGTTACAGATGCGCTAGGTAAAGTTGTAGACACAGTTTTTAATCCTAATAATTATCCTGCTCCAGGAAAACCTGAAGAGAATAAAGACAAACCTGCTGCTAACGGTCAAACACCTAATAAGAAATAAGTATGAAAAAATTTAATGCCATTAGAGAAGAATCTCTATTAGAAAAATTAAAATCATCGGATCCTGCAGGTAAATGGATTCATGACTTTGTCCATAGCGATAATCCTAAATTTGCCGGTAAGAGCAAAAAGGAAAGAATTCGTATGGCATTAGGTGCCTCATACGGCGCTAAAAGAAATGAAGAAATTGAATATCATTTTAATATGTTAGAAGAGGCAGTAACATCAATCGATAAAGGCGAATATGACTACGAAGGTCAAATGGCCAGAACTCAATTACAAACTATTCTTCGTAACTCAAAAGATTTAATTGAGATGATATCTAATTCAGACAATATGCCTGAATGGGTTCAATCTAAAATTACTTTAGCCCAAGATTATATTTCTTCTGTAAGAGATTATTTACAATCTAAAGGAGAACTTGGCGAGGAAGTTGAGCAGATTGATGAATTAAGTAAATCTACATTAGGAAATTATACTAGAGCCGCAGCACTTGATTTAACAAAACGTTCTTTTAGCGTAGGTCAAAAATCTGGAAAATCTAATTGGTCAGACAATCCTGAACATAGAAAATATGATATAACTAAAGACCAAGATCAAAAGAAAACGGTCAAACGAGTTTCAGGCATCACTAAAGCATCAATGAGATTAACCAAAGAAGGTAGAGCGGATAATGCTTTTGCAGAGTTAGACAAAGAAATAAAGAAAGCAAAAACACCTAACACATCTAATGATTATTTGGATAATAAACCTGCAACCTCTACCGGCACTACAAATAACAATTACGTAGATAATAAACCTGCAACCTCTACAGGCACTACAAATAACAATTACGTAGATAATAAACCTGCAACTTCACCTAGTCAGTCTAATGGCACAAATACATCGAAATCTATTAAATTGAAAGATATGAATCCGCTAGATAGAGAACAATGGGATAAAGAAAAGAAAGCAGCAGGTATTAAAGAAAGCGCCGAACAAATACTAGAATATTATACAGTACATCCGCATGATGAAAATGGTAGACCAAAACCAACTGGTATGCCTACTAAGTTCTATACCTCTGCAATGAGCACAGCTATTAAGCACAACAAAGAGGGTAGAACAGTTACTGTTAGAGTTAATGATCACAAAGGTGAAGTTGATTCGACTGTAATTAAGCCAGGTGAGCATGTTAAATCAAAAATGGATACCCTTAAGGATAAGCGTGTAGATGAATCTATTAAAAAATTAGATGAAGCAGATGTTTACTCAATTAAAAACACTAAAACTGGTCAGTTATACCACACATCTAAGTATCCAATAACTGCATCAAATAGAACATATCAAAAGATTAAATCTGCGGGCGGAGACCATAAGCATGCTACTATTCATATGAATGGTAAACCTGTAAAAATGAATACCCCTGTAAAAACGAATACATCTAATACCAAACCTAGCGAACCTAAACCAGTTAAATCTACTTTAAATAAACCTAGAACTACAACAGATTTTGCTAAAGGTGTAATCGCATCTACCGCATCAAATTTATTGGCAAGTAAAAGAAGTGCGAATGAATGGGTTGAATTAGATGAGAACGAAAGATTAAAGGTACTTAGAAGTAATATCAGTACTAGAAAAACAGCAAGAACTAGTCCAACAAAACCAAAATCGATAACAAGTTTTGCTAAGGGAGTTGTTTCGTCTACAGCATCCAATCTAATGGGTAGCAGAAGAAAAGTAACTGAGCAAATGCGTCCACCTAAGGGCGAAAAAGAATACAGATATCCAGAAGGCGGCGGCACAGGTGGCGGCACATTTAAAGGTAGAGTAGAACCTACTTTGGGGCCTGAACCTACAATGAATCAAGGCCGCATGGAACCTACCTTAGGAGCTAGATTGCCTAAAGACGTTCCTCCAAGTAAAACTAATATGGGCAGAGTAGA